TAACCGCTAGAGAAGTAATAAGAACTGCAATGATAATAGTAGAGGTATAGATGTTCATTTTTACTCCTAATAACTAAAAAATACCTTCTGTTACTTCATCTCTATTAGTAGTAGTACCATCAGCTATTTGTCCAACATCATTTAATCCAGTAGAAAAGCACTTGTAACCCCTAAGGCAGGCCGCTATATCGTATCCAGAGGCAACTTGAGTAACAAAAGTACTTCCATTTGATGTCATTGCTGTTAATACATTACGTTGAGTAGTAGTATTATCGCCTAGTTGACCATAAGTATTATCACCACAAGCATAAGCTGATGCAGTTTTTAGAACAATAGTTTCATGTTCTCCCGCATCGATAGAATTACAACCAGATGTTCCCTGACCTACCATTGCAGTTAATACTGCTCGATTTGTTGTCGTATTATCACCAAGTTGACCAAAGGCATTATGACCAGTGCAATAAACAGCATTAGTTTTTAAAACAACAGAATGATATTTTCCTGCCGAAATAGCAGTGTATCCCGATGTACCAGCACCTACCATAGGAACGAAAATTGATTTAGTTGTTCCTGTATCATTATTACCTAGAGCACCAAAGAGATTTTGCCCAGCAGCATAAACAGCATCTGTCTTAAGTATTACTGTAAATAATCGTCCACCAGAAACATCAGTTACTCCAGAGGATCCTTCAAGTATTGCTGCTGTTAATACACTTACTGATCCTCCAATTCCACCAAGTCCTAATTGTCCTCTACCATTAGCACCAGTGCTATAGAGAACACCACTTTTTATAACATGTGAAGTTGTAAGACCGACAGATATTTTTGAGACACCAGATGTTCCTTGCCCAACCATTGCAGTTAATTCATGACGTTCAATAGTAGTATTATCACCAAGTTGTCCATAGTCATTACTTCCACAGGCATAAACAGCATCTCCCTTAAGAACAACAACATGTGGAGACTCATCAGGAGGTATAATATGCTTACAAGCGGCTATATCAGTACAACCAGAAGCACCAGCATTTATCATTGGTGTTAATACAGTTCTATTTGTAGTGGTTCCATCACCCAGTTGGCCATAGGTATTATCGCCTGCTGCGTAAACAGCTCCTGTATCAGTAAGTACATAGATACTTTTATAACCACAAACTATTTTTACAATTAAATGGTCAGGGTAATCCTAACAGCACTTTTAATGCAGCAATGGAGATTGAACCAAGTTTTTGCGTATTATCAACAGTTCCTATTTCTAGACTTGCCGGTGCTACCGCTACTTGATATGTATTATCTAAATTTACCGTAACGGTACTACCAGCTGCTGTAGTCCCTATATTCTGACCACCATGAACTGTTAATACTCCTGCTGCGGGAGTAGCAGTACCAGCATCACTAGGAAATGAAGTAGGAACCGATGCACCAGTTGTAAGAGTTACTGTAGATCCTGCACCAGTAGTAACTATTTTATTAGCTGTTCCAGCAACAGTTAATACACCAGCTGCAGGTATAGCATTTCCTGTCCCTGTAGCATATGTAGTAGCTAATGTACCATTACTAGAAATAGTAAGAGTCGTACCTAAATTACCAGTAGTTACTATAGGAGCAGCTCCAAGAATATTCATAGATCCAGCTACTGAAGTTGCCGTGTCTACGTTGGCTACAGCAGTAAGATCTCCTGCACCACCACCAGCTGCTGAGATAGTTAATGAGTTTGGACCAGGAGTTACGACTATATTTGCACCAGGTGAAATACTAGCGTATTGAGTAGCTCCACCCATAGCAGTTATAGGAATCTGTCCATTTAAAAGACCACGTTGCATATCTACTGTAAGAGTATTGGCACTAGCAGTAACATCTATTAATTCACCGCCTTTGATAGAGATAGACCCATCAACAGCAGGAAATACTGCAGTACCAACAGTATCCTTAAGAGTAGAAAGTTCTGCTACACCTGCACCACTAATAGGCAACCATACATTATTGCCTATTTCTCGTTTAACTAAGATAAAAGCTTGCTCTGTAAGCGTATTAGTCCATAGATCATTTATAGCTAAGCCAGCATCGTTTATAGTTGGGTCACGGTCATATATGTTCGTGTCAGGAGCATAGACAGTATTTTGACCGAGATAGGAAAGAGGATTAAGACCGTTAAGACCCTGATTCTTTCTTTTTCGTGTATCTGCCATCTTACTCTCCTACAGGTTGCGATTGCGCATCTCGTGCACTTCTATCTAAATAATCCGGCTGCTCAAAAACCAAGTTCGCAAACGCATCTTTATCCGCTGGAATAGAGGCTATGCCACGTGCTGCCAGTTTAGGAAACCATTCGTCAAAGAGACGCTTATAACAGGAATCGTATTTTGATTGAACAATATAGGCCAAACGTCTTTTAAGATCTTCTTCAAGCTCAGTAACTGGGATATCGTTTGCTATTACATCAAGTTGTGTAGTCGTAAGTTCTAATACTTCAAAATCGTTTAAATATATCTTCATGAGAATCTCCCAATAGTTAACAAACTAAATAACCACCAAAATAAGTAACAGGATTTGCTTCACCATCTATATCTACAGTATCAGCGGCTTCTCCGTTAACAGTAATCTGTATTTTTGCTGTGTCACCAGCATCTAAATCTGCAATCGTACTAAAAGATTGATAGTAGTTTAGGTTTGAAGCTGCCCTAAAATTGTAATAACTATATCCTCGATTTGATGTTAATAATTTCAAAAGTATAGAACTTGCGATTGTGCAACCAACTAAAGAAATTGTTCCGGTAAAATGGTATTTTCCTGTTACAGGAGCTGTAAAAATACCTGTTGTAGCAAAATCAGAATTAACATCATAAACTTCTGTAAACGCAACATTCGTACCCACATTATAAATAGTTCCAGCTCCAGATATATTCGCATCATCGGTAACTAAAAGAGCAAAAAATGCAGGCTGCAAAGGCATCGTCATTTCACCGGTATCCAAGATGCTCATTGTAGTTCCGGTAGCGCTCGCAATGGTGAAATCGGCAGTTCCGTACTTTAAAGCAAGACTTGAAGTTGTATTGGTCGAGCCTACAGTTACTACTTTTGATCCCGCGCCTGTTCCAAGTTTAACGGTAGTTGCTGCTGCATCGTCAGAAATTCTTATAGAACCAGTTCCGCTATACATCTGCATAGATCCACCATTTGAAAGTAGATAAAAAGGTCCATTTATAGATCTTAATGTAAGTTGACCTGATCCACATTGAAATGTTGAGGTAGCTGCTCCATTACTAGAACCTACTGTTAGATTGTGATCCGCTGGTGATGATCCAATAAGTATTGTTCTTGCTGTTCCTCCAGTACCAATATTTATTGCATTTGCAGCATTATCAGTACCAATATTTACAGCACCACCATTGATTGTTGATGCTCCTGTTATGGTAGCGCCACCAGCTGTTACTGTCAGTGCATTATCTACCGTTAAAGTAGAAGTCTTGTTGTTTAATTCATTTATCTGTGCCATTACCTCTCCTATACAATTGTAAGATTGCCAGCCATGGATTGACGTATCCAGATTGTTGATGCACCAGCTACTGCACATACCAACTCTATGGCATCATATTTCTGCGTAGATTCTATGTAACCACCAACGCCTACTGTAGTGCTTAATGAACCCATATGTATCTGCTGGTTGGCATTCTGAGAAATGCGCCATCCAACATCAGTATTTAAACCTATGACTTTAAGTACATCGCCTTTTGCAGCAGTTGCAGGAAGCGTGAGGGTAAGTAGGCCTGCTTTATCAGCAAATACGCCAGCATTTACCACAAGTGAAGTATCTACCGTAACGGTAGACCACGAGAAATCCATACCAGTAGCAGCTATAGTAATACTTCCTGCTCCAGGAGTAATCGATATACCACTGCCAGCATTAAGTGTTGCAGCAACAGGATCAAATGCTCCTGTCTTACCAATTAAGAGTTGTCCATCAGTAAGTGTCTGCGATGTTATAGCAGAGGTACCTTGGCCAATAAGTATGCCGTGAGCAGCAAGGGTACTTGCACCTGTACCGCCATCAGTAACAGGAATATCTGTACCAGTTGCTCTATAAATGTAATTAGTACCAATAGTTACATCAGTATCTAAATCCATGGTAGGTGTATTATTTGCTGTTAATGTAGCAAAAGTCTTATACGTAATACCATCAACATCATAGGCTTGTAGCAACGTTGTATCTGCAGCAGTTGTACCTGTTCTTAAAGAACCGCCTGTTGAAGTAGTGATACTATTTATATCTGTTAAATCAGCATCAAGATTAATGGTTACCGTAGATCCAGCTGATGTACTTCCTGTGTTGGTACCGCCTGCAACCGAAAGAACTCCTAATGCAGGGACTGCACTATTAGTATCATCAGTAAGAAAGGATACAGGAACTGCTGAACCTGCTTCTAGGTTTAGTGTATTAACACCAGGAGTAAAGGTAATCGTACTACCTGATGAAGTTAATGTAGCAAAGGCTGGGTTGCCTAAGGTCGATGCTACTAATACCTGACCATCAGTTCCATGAGCAATCGTACCAAGTTGATCGTTAGCATCTATTATAGTTACATCACCAATTGCTGCTGGTGTAATGCCTGTAATACCATCTATAAAGCATTTGTTTTGAGAAGCGCCTATACGGGTAATATTAGATTCGCCAGCAACACCAAGAACATCAGATCCAATAAGAATATTGCGCGATTCAGCACCAATATAATTAAAGCCAGAATTATAACCAAACGTACTGTTATTAGTACCTGTTACTAATGACATTGAAGAAGCAAAACCAACAGCGGTATTTTCATTCGAATTTGCCCCTTGAAGAGCACTAAAACCAACAGCAGTTGAGGAATTAGCTGAACTTGTTTGCAGCAAACTTGAATATCCAACTGCCGTGTTCGTATTGCCAGTACTTAAAGAAAAAAGTGAAGTTTTTCCTATTCCGACGTTATCGTCAGCAGTTGTCAGCGTTAGGTTACCAGCATCTTCACCAAGAAAGGTGTTGCTAGTACCATAGTTATGCATAAATCTATTGCCACCAAGGGAATATAACCCCTCAGTACCCGTAGCATTAGTATCTGGCTGCGCTATAGATTTATCCAAATTAACAGTAAGAGTATTGGTAAGTGGTGTACCTACAACAGTAGTATTGTCACCACCTTCGATATTTATGTTACCAAGACCATCAGCACTAACTGCTCCACCAGAATTTCCTGTCAGCGTAGTAATCGTTCCCACAGGAATGGCATTAGGACTATGTATAATTTGACTCACGGTTTCTCCTTAATCTGCTATATCAGTTATGGCAGTGATATGTATGTCACCAGAACCTGGCAAACCTGCATACGCTTTTGCATACCATTGAGTACCGCGAGCTGCTACAAAACCTTCATCTGATTGCTTATTGCTGCTAATATCTAAGATAATAGATTTACCTGCTGCTAACGGTATTTTATCTATAAGTGGATTGTTGGTTATCCAAATCTTTGCATCAGTATCATTCTGAATAAGAAGAGCACGAGCTGTATTTTCTAACGGTGTTCCGATAGCTAAATAGCCGGCGCCAACCGAAGCAAAGCCCATGGTCTTACATTCATCTATTTCCATTACTCTTGAAAGTATCATTGCTTACTCCTTGATGCTGTCTGTTGAAGCATAAACGGCTGATACAAAAACAGATCCAGAACCAGGGGCACCTGCTGCACTCTGTTTTACATAAACAGTGGTACCGTAAGGGACAAAGAACCCTTCTGAAGAAACCTTATTGCTGCTAATCTCGTAAGGACGAAATGTTGCTGTTGGCAGATTTAAGTGATCATGCACACCATCAAAAGACAGAGTAACGTCTTTATCAGTCGTATTATCAAGATAGATGATTACAGCACGATGATCTAAAGGAGTGCCTATAGCTGTATAACCAGCCGCTATACTCGCAAATCCTAAAGAGCGCATTGGTTCCCACTGAGCGTATATTGCTATCGACATTTTTATATCCTTTGCGTTAAAGTTTCTTCCTTTAAATAGCATAACCCCACACCAACGTTTTGATGCAGGGCTATGTTTTTTAGAGTGAAAAAAGAAATGAGCTAAATTAACTAAGCACTCATGCTTACGTTAACCCAAGTTCCTATCGCATCTGCGATAAACATTCGGGTTACAGCAGAAACTGCGTCACTGCGGATATATAAGTCACCTATATGTGTACTAAGCGCACCAGCAGGATCGCCAGCGCCAACATAAATCTTGCAATCACCAAGTTGAATAAATGGAGCAAGAACATTAAGTCCAAGCGTACCAGTCGTCAAAGTAATACCAGATGCTCCGGCAGATGATGTAATACTTACTGCAGTAGCAACTGCTTCTGATGAACTAATATCAATAGATCCACCTGCTGCTGCAAGCGTAAGATCTTCGCCTGCACCAGTAACAGTCATGGAAGAAGCCAGTGTTGCATTAACGGTTAATGACGTAGGATTTATTGTAAGAGTTGTTGTTGGATAAATCGTCATTGCACCAGTACTTGCAATTAACGGGGTCGTTACTGATGTTGAAGCATCTATCGTTGTAAATGTAGAAGCACCGCCACCCGTTACTTCTTTCCATACTGAAGCGCCATTCAATTTTCCTGCATACAGATGAACCGTGTTTGCATCTGTAACAACTACTTGTCCACGTTCTGCTACATCGGTCGTTGTAGGTGCAGCAGAAGCGATGATTGGTTCTGGTGCCAAAGGTATCAAGTCTTTTTGAAGACCATAACCAAGATTCTTGATCATTTTTCTTTTTAGTGCCATGAAAGGACTCCCTTATAAAGGATTAATTTTCGCTACTTAGTAAACACCCACAACTGTCCTTTAAAATAATTTAATTGCAAGAATGGTATGCCGCGTAGTAGAGTGTGGCCATGAGAAGAAAACGCACAAGACTAATCCTGGACATAACGCCAGAACTAAAAGATGAACTAAAGAGTTTAGCCGAGAGAAAGAACATCTCTATGGCTTATTTAACGTGTCGCGCCCTGAGTAAGTACCTGAGAGAACAGCGCTTAAAAAAGGAGCAGTTATGAAGCGTCTAACACCCAAAGACGACAGAGTAACAATAGTAGTACCAAAGATCATACTCGATGAAATAAAAAGAAAAACAAAAGGACCCAATGAACTTAATTCATGGGTCCTTTTTGCGTTAATAAAGTCTCTAAAAGATGACAATTTTAGTTGGGATCTAAGACAAAGTGAAGAATATTTCGATCAACCAATAGATTTTTAATTTGTCATATCTTCTTCTTCAGGATCTTCATTGTCTTCCATAACAAAGAAACCCTTAGATTTCTCTTGCAGGAAAGGCAGTATATTGCGTTCAAAACTATCACGACTCTCAGGTGCATCGCAATGCCCTTCGTTACAGAAACGTAAGTGCAATCTATGTGTATCATCGAGTTCTTTGAGACCAAGTTTATCTGATTTATATACGTCCCATTCAAAATACTTTTCAAACTCAGTCTTTGAGCCAGTTTTATAATAACCAAAATGAGCAGACTCTAATGGTTCGATGATTTCATCACCAACAGCGCCCACAAGCACCATGCTATCCAAAGATACGATATTAGCACGATAGTGAGCAGCAAATTCATGATCTATCTCATTGTTCAAAAGTGGTAAAAAGTTATTCTTTGCCAGGTATTTATCTTCATGGAGACTATCATTCCATAATTGCGCTACAGAGAAGTGATTTTGCATACATTTTCTGTAAAGAACAAATCGTGCCAGATTTTCAAAGTAATTGAGAACTTTAAATTTATTATCATAAGTACCGGGTAGACCCATAACGCCCCGTTGTGGTGAACATATACTTATGTAGTTTCTTACTTGTGGAGAGTTCCAACGTTCTATATAGTAACGAGCTAAAACACCACCCTGTGAATGTGCTACAATATTGAAACCTGATTGAAGTTTCGGGTCAGATTGTATCTCTGCGCAAAGCCATTTACCTTGTCGATGTAAATTCCAAAATGATGTCCATTTACCTAGTCCTATATTGACCGAATGAACATAGACTCCAGGCATAGTTTCTTTAATATATCCTTCAAGGACAGACATATCATGTTCATCAGCCATAATACCATGTATTAGAACAACTGGTAGTGGTTCAGCATGCATTACTCCGCCTGCTATTGCTGTTAGAAAACATGCGATAGTCCACATTATTGCAGTTATCATCTATTCTCCTTCTTCTTTATCATATGCTTGCATTACAGTATTCATAGCAGGTATTAAAGCGACTAAGTCTTTTGGATTTCCCTTAGATGCTTCTCCAACTGATTTTTTCCACGCCTTGTAAATAGCAGGGTCAGCTTTAAAAGCTTTCCTTAGCGCTGAGGCTTGTCTTCCAAATTCTCCAACTGCTGCCGTAGGAAGAGCAACAAGAGCAGTCTTCCAATGTGGTGCACCAGTCATATAGGAAATAAGAGCTCCTAAGCCACCTGTTGCTGTTGCTGCTACAGGTTTAGATTTCTCCATCTCATCTATAAGTTTTTCAGTAGCAAAGCGTATAGTTCCTTTTGGTGCTTTTTTAACATTAAACTCTTTTGCATAAGCTTCGTATACTTTATCAGCACGCTTATAAGAATTCCACCATCTTGGATCTTTTTTTCCATGCTCGTCTATAAAGCTGGCATATTTGTTTCTCAATTCTGACAGTTTAGATTCCAAAACTGGATGCAAATTTACTTCTCTTAAAGTTCTATTAAGCGACTGTTTTACATCAATTGCATCTTTAACAGATATCTTTCCACCAGATATTTTTTCGTTCACGTAGTCTAAACGACCACGCATACTTTCAACCTCTGAAGGATTAACACCGGCAAAAGATTTCCCCTTAAGATCTTCAACCATCTTTTCTAAAGGAGCTGCATCAAGAATTAGGTCTTTCCCAGGAATCTTGTTTATTCTTTCTTCAGCTTTTTTATAAAGATTTTCACTTAAATTACTAAGTCTTTCTTTTCTTTGAGACAAAGTCTTTTCAGCTATTTCTGGAAGAGCTGAAGTAGGAAACTTTTTAACAGCGCTCTTAACAAGTTTTGAGCCCTTTATACCAAGAGGTACTCCACCAACTCCTGCTAACAGACTTCCTGCTTCAGGATAACCGAACATTCCTCCGATTCCTCTTCCTATTGGTTCAAGAGCAGAAGAAGTTCCCATGCCAACACCATAGTCCATCAACGCTGATGCAGCGCCCAAAGGACCTCCAGCAGAAAATCCTCCAATAGCCGCAGGAATTCCTCCTGTTGCCAATCTATAAGGCCAATCTTCTGACTGTTCTTTTTGCAAAGAAGGATAACCAGTTAATTTATCAAAACCTTGTCGTATCTCTTGTGTGGTTGGAACACCATGCAGAATCTGCATCAAGGGTCCGCCAGAAATTAAATCCTTAAAAGATGGTGTACCTGATTGCGCTAATTTTTGAGCTGATTCTTGTGTTTGCTCTCTTGAAGGGAGAACTTCTTTTGAAGCTTTTTGCAGTATATCGCCTACAAAGCCAGGTATGCCGGCTAAACGTGATGGAGTACTCGCAAGATTATGCCAATCTGCCTCGTTATTTTGTTCATCTTCATCAATAAATCGACGACTTTGTGGAGCAACTTCTTTTTCTTTTATTGGTTTGTCTTCATCTATAAAGCGAGCCATTAGTAGTACCTTTCCCAGTTACCTTTAACCACTTCATATTGATCACCAGTAGTAGAATCAGTTCTTATTTTTCCTTCAGGTAATTTTTTAGGATCACCCAGTTCCTTAAGAATATCCGTTGGAATAGTTTTTATTCTGTTATCTACTTCAGTATCAAGGCGTTCGAGGTAGTCTTCTGGTACTTTTCCACCATTTTTATCTTTAATATCTTTATAGATATCAACTCTACTAGAATCTTGCTCTAAAGCTCTTTCTAACTGTCTTAAAAGAGTTTTATTAGCAGCAACAGACCTATTAACTCCAGGCTTTGTTCTAAGAACACCATTATAAATGCCTTGTGTTCCTCGACTTGCTCCAGGAATAAACTTTAAAAGATCTAAAGCTAATCCTTCAAACAAAGCATTCATTTCGTTTGCCTTTGTTCCTGGAATCAAAGATTCGGCAGCACCAAGAACACCAAACTTATCAGGAAATTTTTTAAGATATTCACGGGCTTTTCTTACCTTTGCAAGAGCATTTGTTGCTACTTTTTTTGTAGGCAAAAGCTCTTTTGCTAAATAGTCTCTACCTTCAGCATTTAAATCATCTTGAGTTTTTTCTATCTTAGTGGTTTTTGCCGACTCTATTCCTTGCAGTTTTAAATCTTCTCGAGCCTGTCTATTTAAAGCGCTTTCTCTCATACTTTTTAGATCTTGACCAAGAGACTTTGGAGCAGATGCCAACATACCCATAAATTCACCTTCAGGCATACTAGCTAAGTCTAAACCGTCCTGCTGCATACCTCCTTGTTGACCACCTTGCTGTAAAGGTAGTCCTTGTTGCATCCCAGATCTTTGATCATAGGACTGCGGCCCTTGTTGTCCGCCAAGTAGCTGTTGCATAAATTGATTTTGGCCACTCTGAGGTTTTTGCATCCAGTTATTTTCACCAAAGATCTGTTGCGAAGTACCTAAGGTAGGTATGGCATTCGTATATCCTTGGCCTTGATTACCACTTTGTGGTTGTCCACCTTGTGGTTGTCCACCTCTAAAATTATTCCAAAAGTTTTGATTAGTTCTTTGCTCCATAATGCCAGGAAGAACTTGAGCGCGCATATTAGGAGACATAAGAGAAAGTGTACGTGCCATAGCACTATCTTTTAAAAGATCTGCAAGAGCACGTTCAGTTGAACGTTGCTCACGTCCTCTTTCCATGCCTTGTACCATTTGCCCGCCTAGGAATTCTCCTACTGAGGGCTTTTCTTTAACTGTTATCATAATCTCTCCTTAAGCACCCATGCCCATTGCAAGCAACTTCATAAATGTACCCATATTTGCATAAGGATTAGATTGACCACCTTGTTGTCTACCACCCTGAGTAAATTGAGTATTACCTTGTCCTTGTTGTTGTCCTCTATTTTGACCATCTTGACCACCCCACATTTGTCCAAACATCTCCGGACCAGTAGAAAATAGGTTATTGAGCATTTTTCCACCAACCTGCTCAAAAATACCTTGTTGGCGAGGTCTGAAGAAGTTTTCAAAATTTGCTTGATCACCAAATCCAAGTTGATTCATACCCATTTGCTCATTTTGCATTCCATATTGAGCTTTTTGAGCATTAAGGCGCGTCATAAGATCTTGCAATTGTTGTCCGCCCATTTGACCATAAGAACTAGAATCTCCTGCTCCAAAGGAAGCAAGTTTACTCATCAAGGTAGGGTAAAGTTCTTGTTGATACTGACGCATAGTCTCTTGTTGAAGTGGTTCAAAACCAGCGTAAGGGTTACGAAGTTTATTCATACCCATACCAGCAACATCTTGTCTATTTTGTATTTGCCATGGGTCTCTTATTTGCGGTTTATCCATACGTTCTGGTCTGCCAAAAAATCCAGTGTAAGCTGACATGTCTTTACTCCTCTTTAGTTCAGATCTTAAGTGTGTATATACACAAATAGTCTAATACTAGAGAAGTGAGTAAGACGAAGAGTTTAAATTAATCACAATCTTGAGTAACATTCCAAAGTTCTACCCCACAAATAACGAGTGGTATGACCGTTGTAGCAATACCTGCTGTAATGACATACCATTTCTTTTTTGTAGCTTCTAATTGAGCGCGCAAATCTGTGTTCTGCTGCATTATTTCCCTGATCATCCACTGAGATAATTCTTTTTGCAAAGCTTGTTCTCCCGTTGGAATTCTCTCAACAAGACCATGGTCATCCGTTACCACTATTTCACGGAGTGGAACAGTAAGATGAGATGAATTAGACTGCATAGCCCATAAAGGGAAAATAAAAAAAACTATTGCGTATCGCCACACAGATATCGTTCCTCTTCCAATTTTGAGAGCATTTTATATCTTAGTTCTAAAAGTGCAGTATTACCCTTAGGGTCTTTCATAATAATACGCGAAAAAACTGAGATTATTTCTTGATCAGGTTTATCAAAAAGACGTGTTGCTACGACTGTTGCTACTTCTTTAGGTGATAATGGTTTCTTAGGCGTAGATGAAGAACCACCCTGCATTGCATGTAAAGCCGGTAACCAAAACAGTATAATAAGTAGCTTCTTCATCATAAACCTCATTTAATAAGTTAAATATTCCAATATAACAAAATTATCAGTGAATCCTGACCTATCTTTACCTACTTTTACTTTTACCTCAGTGGAGGTTACCCATACCTCTATAACATCATTAGCAGTAGCAGAAGAATAGGGTAATGGTAGGAATTCAGTAGATAGATCATTTGCCGTACCATAAATTTGTATAAAGAAGGTTGTTGGTGTGACGGTTATACCATGAGCAACTGATAAAGTACCAGCAGCATTAGGCAATGCACCAAGGTTTATTACTTTCCTAAGTCCTGATCTCCAAGATTGCGTAGGGAATTCATTAGAAGTTTGCGCAGGATTAGGAAACCATAAACGACCAGACAAAGATTCAACAAGAGGATAATAGCCACTCTCTTTACTGTTAAGAGAGAGTGACAACTTATTAATAGTCTGAGGCAAAGCAGATCTATCTAACTGTTTTGCCCCTAAATCTCGTATGCCGCCTGAAGGAATAAGTATGTCTTCTTGTGCCATTAAAACTCCGTTCCTAGAACCTCGTTATCTGAGTTGTGTTATAAACCACTTGATGACACTGAAAATCGTTATGAGCTTTAAAAAGCTTTTCACCATCAACAAGCGTAAACGCTTTCATTTGTTCTTCAGAATGATAAAGATGCAACTGAACAAATTGGCCTTCAGAGTTTATATATAAAGTATGCCAAATTTGATTCTGAAGAGTCTCAAATGGCACGAGGGCATACGGGTGTGTCTCCAAAATAGAATTACCCATAAGAGCGCCTGATAAACGAGCCTCTTCTATCATTGATGTACTTGCTGTTGAAAGATTGTAATCAACAGTTATTTCGCCATTCGATGTGCTGTCAACCAAAAAGTCGACTCGATTAATCGCTAAATTAGAACCATTTTTAGCATAAAAGTTATATTGCTTAGTTAAGATATCTATAACAGAAACTCGAGAGACCACTCCATTACCAAGATATGTTTCTGCTGTTGTTGCAATTAATTCTATAGTAATCGTGTCACTATCAGGGCAAGAATTGACCATATAAATGCTGTTATTGATAGGATCAGAAGCATTGGTGAATAAAGTATTGTTAACAAGTATAAAACTTCCCTCAGCAAGATTATGATCTATAATTGTAAGTGTTGCTATGAGATCAACAATAACAATATTAGTTATTTGAAGTGAATAAGAATTGCTTGTTTCATCAGCATCAATAATTGAAAGAAAACCTTCTTGATTTCCAGCGATAATGAGTCTTACTTTAGGAACGGTGAAAGAATCTTGCCAGGTAGAAGTATCTTCTTGCCAAAGACCACTATCATGTTCCCAGTCGTCGCCATTAGTTGTATTTAAGATATACCCAAAGCAAGTGAATGAATCATCATTAAACGCCCATGACTGTGTTGCATAATTATAGACTAGGACTCTATTAGGAAATGGGTAATCACTATTACCTGACTCTGACGGTACTGACCAATAAAGCATTTCTGTCTTAAAATCTCTGATTCCATGAATTCGCGTAGAACCTTCGTTTAAATTACTTATCTCAAAGATATCATCAGGAATTTCATTATCTAAACGTTTAGCACTATTACCATCACAAGCAATAATACCTGTTGAACCAATACCTACAGAAGATTCATCAAGAACTATTTCACCAAAGGTAGAACGTGAACCAAATTCACTACTAATCTCTTGAAAGACAAAAGGTCTACCATCAAAGCCGGTTTGAGCTAATTCCCAAACACTATGTTCACATTTTACGATAAGTCTATTTCTTAGACGTGTTACTGACACTATATCTTCCTTTACAGGAATGTCTTCCCAGCCACCTTTACCCGGTATATCTTCACGAAATGCTATAAGTTCAACAGCGCCATTCACTTCAAGAGGACTACCTATTTGTGAGAACCTAACTCGATTAGCATGAATAGTATCTGTCGCGCCATTCCATTCAAGAGTATTAAACATAAGCAAACGTCGACCAAATGGCATAATAATACGAGCCGAGTTTATCCATTGTGTATTAGAAATAGTATAAGGTGCATAATCTACCCAATTAGCAGCATCCCAATACTTTATACCATCGGCTACTGTATAGTTCGTGGCAAAGAATAGATTACTATTAGCCGTTGCACCACGAGCATTGCACGTCCAAAAGAAGTCATTGTCAGTGCCTGTCCAATACTGAGTAGCATAATTACCCGTTAGAACATCCCAACCCGTATTTGCTCGTTTATAGGCATAGCGACCATCAAATGCTATAGCATCAAAGTCTTCGCCATCATAGTGAAGTTCACCTAAACCAGTAACTGGTAAAGCTGGATAGTAATAGACATCTGTTAATGGATACAAGTTTACATTGGTAATATTAAGTGCACCCGTTGTTGTATTAAAAGTAGCAGGATGAGTGCCTTGAGGAAGACCATCAGAACGAAGCAAGTTTGCAGGAACACCCAACGCTGTAACCGTGTAAATAGCATCACCTATAGAGAAGATTTGTCCTATTGCTGGAGTAACTATAGGTGTATTAGGCGCACTTACCGGTACTGTCTTTGCGGTAAAATTTCCTGTTACAGCATCTGTAGTACCGATTTTAATTCTTAAACGAGAGGATAAGTGTTCATAGCCATTTGTAGGTGCTATTTGTATAGGAACAAAGCGAGAACCGAAACGCTTTCTTAATCTTCCACGATAAATATAAGCATTATTAAGTTGCGCGTAAGCATCATCTGCTATTGCAAAGGGCTTCATTCCAGTTTGCAGACCAGATTTCATCGGTCCGACTGAAAATCTGTCGCTCATGATTAAATACCTATAGCTATATAGTTAAAGGTATAATCGATAGCAGCGGCAGGGTTTCCGTGATCAGTTTGAAAGCTAACAACTACTAAAGTCGCTACCGCTCCAACAACAGTCATGGAAAGAACATTAAATCCTCTATTAGAATGAGCATCGGTATCATTAGCAAGATCATATTGACGACTCACGATAACAGTCGGGGCTACAGTAAACTGCGCTTCTGCAGGAACGCCTGCATTGATATCAAGAGATCTATATGTTTGACCAGCATAATTTGGAGTACCGGCAGGATAAGTAGCATTAGTTCTCGATGTTCCCCATCGCATCTTTAAACCACCAGGCAATACTGCATAGTTTATAGTCCCCATAGCATGATTAAATACAGTACTTAATGGGATTTCATCAGCTATAAGATTATCTCTAACAAAATACGGTTCAGTGTGAGCATTTACTGTCTTTGTGAAAATAGCTGCTTCGCCTGCTGCTGTAATTGGTGCAGCTTGTATAGGAAGTGTAACGAAAGTATGTTTACCCGTACCTAGGTTAGGATCTTGGTGATTAAGAGATAAGAAGGATTTTAGTACGTTAAAATTATTGCGTATTCTAGGTTGAGATTTATTTTTAGCTTCATTTGCCAGCGGTGTATCGAAATAAGCCATGACTATCTCCAACTCTCATTAAAACCATTTGAATACTGATTCGACATTGTATTAGTAGTAGAGCGAAGATCAGTTTGCTGTCTAGTGACGCGTCGCATACAAACGATCTCTTGTTTTCTAAAATCTTCCTTAAGAGCATTTACACTCTCAAAATCAAACCTATCACGATAGATCTTTATAGCTGCACCAAGAGCAATATATTCCGACCAATCATCAAGATCAGGGTGACTTGTAGCAACTCCATCCATAGAACTAGGGCGCATAATAGCACCTATTTGTACTTTATAGACCTTATCAGGCACTGGTCTAAGAATAAGTTGCGTATCATAAAAGAGCATCATTGTAGGTTGTGCAGCTTGGTAAGCATATGATGATGAAGAAACATAGGTCGTAGCAGCGGGTATTTGATTAAAAACTATGGTATAAGCACCAGTATCATAATTAATTGTACCAGCACCATCGCCTATAAGATCACCTAGTCCAGTTAATGGATCAATTACTCCATTATCATAGACTTTAAATGGCACACCAAGAGCATTCTCTGCTGAAAAATAGACTGTCTTTCTTAGTACAGGAGCATTTTGTAGAGTCCCTGAATAGGTATTTGTACCATTAGAGAGCATTTCATTAGTAGGTGGTGTAAGAAGTGGATAAAGACCATAGAACTCATCACGTGATTGTGAAAAGAAAGCCTTATTACCATTTATATAAACAGGTTGACGTATAGAGGTGTATTTGTTCTTAAAGTTATAGAAATCATCACTAGGGTTACCCGTAATTACATCTACGTTTTCATACGTATCTACACCAGGCTTCGTATAAAACGTAAAGGTAGTCTTTAAGAAATTGTGTGCGATATTAGCTGGTAAGTCATGAAGGACAAAAGTATCTATGTATTCATTTATTTGTGGAGTTGTTATTTGACTCTCGGATACAGACCGGGTTAGTTTCCGGATCATCTTTTGTATCTGTTCTAGTGTTGATACTGCCGCCATTTACATTCCTCTCTTTATGAAATCAATAAAAAGAGTTTACAGCCAGTAAGTCTCTTTAAAGAAAGAAAAAAGCACATCTGTTGAAAGAAATGCTTTTTTCTTTAGAAAGTGACCGTTTAGGACTAGTAGATTATAGAATTGTCAGGTTTAATCAAACCCTCATATTCTGAAGACGTACCGATTACTTCTGGTGGTAAGAATTCAAGTGATTCAAAGCTATAACGACGACGGTTTTGTTTTATCTTGCGATAACCAAGCGTTACTGGGTCTTGAATCGTCTTTTCTTCTTCCACAAAGCCAGTTGTATTCAAATGTCTCGCCACATAAAGAGGCACGGTATACATCTGGCTGTCCACCATTTCCCAATCGGGCTTAGTATTCTTATACTTCATAAGATCAAACTTAAGAATACCGCCCTTACATTCCCAAAAATGAAAAATACCGCGTACTGGCTCCATGTCTTTTGCTTTAAGATACGCTATTTCTCTTTCGGTAAGCTTACCTTCTTTCTTAGCTTTATCTAAAATAGTGCCTTCAGACAAAGGTTTTTCTAGATTAGGTCTTACATCAATAGAAACCTTAGGCACGAATTCTGCCTTTGTAGTTGGGGTTTCTTGAATGTCGTCAACAATAGCGGTAGCGGGAATACTGAGGAGAACTTTTTCTCTTGCTACTTCTTCCGATGTTCTGCGTGTACGTTTAATTTCTTGTATCTCATTCGTCATTTCTTCTACTCCTAAAAAGGAAAAGGAGGGAGTTCATCGCTCCCCCCTTTTATTACTTAATTAAACGTTATCAACGACAGCTGCTTTACCAGCTCTCCAACGAATAACGTCATTAGCAGCACCTGCAGGTAATGCAGCACCGGTTGTCAACGTAACACCAATTGCTGATACGTTACTCTTCGCATCATCAAAGGAGTTAACATAGACAGCTTCAGCAGCCTCACCAAAAGGAACTACCATTGCTTGATTGCAAGGAGCTTGTGCAGTTGTAGGCAACGCAAAAGTTGTGAATCCTGTTGAATTGAGATCGGTGGTAAATGTATTAGCGGTAACGGCTGTAATTGTTATAGCTTTACCGTTAATTTCACGCATACCACAGACATCAGGAACCATAATGCGTACCTTTTGACCAACGGTAAGACCATGATCACGTGACGTTGATACTACAGCAGGATTTGCAGCAGTAATCGCGGTAATAACCACAGTATGAGGAAGGTAAAGATCAGCATATTGGATTTTCTTGTAAACACCGGTAATTACACCTGTATCAACAATGACAGGTAAATAACCTATAGTGAAAGAGACACCAGGGTTAATTGCTGTTACTTGCCAGTCTATTCCTTCAAGTTGATGACCACCTACAGCGGCACCTACAGGAACAATAGTATAAAGTCGAACTAAGTTGCCAACAAAAAGACCTGTTGTATTTGCTGTTAAAACAACACCGGCAGCACTAACATTTGTAATTGCGATAGGAGCAAAAGCAGTAACAATGGACGTATCAGTTAAGATAAAGCCAGTTGTTGTTTCTTTTGTTTCTAAGGATTCAAAAGTAGCTGCTTTTTTAGACGTAAGATAAAAGTCAGTTGAAGCCATACCACGTTGGAAATAGAAGTGCATAGCACCTGCTGCTGCCGCTGTGATATTGGTTTCGTTCCATACTTCAATCCAGTCAATATCCGAACGCATTGTAAGAAATTTATTAACTGCAGTTGCTGGTTGAGTAAACGAACCACAATAACCGTTATAGTTTTCCATGATGTCTCCCTTATGCCAATGTGGCTTTTAACAAGCAGACCCATTGGTCATTTAAAATGGCACTCGCGTGACGCATTTTAAATCCAAGTGAAGAGAACAAGGCAAGTGCACCATTAAGGTGAGCAGGGCGATATACAAATTGACTTGCATAGCCTTGCAACTTAACAGAAGCATAAGCTTCTTGTGCTACAAATGGGAGCGTGTAAAGATCAACGCCTACACCAGCACCATTAATTTCTTTAGCACCGACTGATGACACTAAGAAACGAGCATTACCAACTGAACCCCATTCTGAATACTTGCTTTCATTCTTTGACGAAGGATAAGCATTCTTCGAAACGAAGCCTTCAACTTGTCCCAAACCTCTGCTACCGCAAAGATCGGTGTGTCCCATCGCAAAATAGGCATCACGAATTGGACTTGTCGCGAACATGTCTGCTCCGGGCATACCCTCAGCAATCATCATACCGTTGTTACCAAGAAGTAAGGTTGTTACTTCATCGATATCAATACGGTTAAGTTCTGTTGCAGGGAAACGACCGTTACCACCGTTTGTGCAGAACACAGTTGTTGCGGATGAAAGAAGACACTTCTTAACAAGTTCATCTTCAGTTTTTCTACTATTCTATTACTTGTTAACTTACGCAATTTGCATAAGCGGGTAGTCATTTCTGCTACCTCTTACGGTTTCCCGTAAGTCTAGACTATCACATACCACACTCATTGAAGTGTAGTCCCTCTCGGTTAGTCGTTGCGGCTGTATCTCTACTTTCAGTTTTCCTGTATTCTTCACAGTATGAAAAACACAAACATGATTCCTTATCTTGCCGGATATATAGATGGCGATGGCTGCTTTTATATAGGCAAAACAATCCAAAAGCCAAAGAATATAATCGTATACGAACGCTCTATTCAAGTTGTATCTGTTGTTGAGGAAACTCTTCAACTCTTTCAACACAACTATGGAGGAAGCGTACGAGCAAGAAATCAGCGAGCAGAACAAAAGATCACTTTTTGCTGGACAATAAAGAATGAAGAAGCTTTGAGTCTTGCTCAAAAACTTTACCATTTCTTGACCGACAAACAGTCTCAATGCGAAATCTTTATAGATTTCTGCCAACTCATATGGGGAAACAATTTTAAAACTGTTGAAAACCATGTCATTGATGAACGTGACAAACTTATTGAAAAGATTAGGTATATCAAGACAGAAGAATCTCTTATTGATAGAGAAACGATTGAGGCCTTTAAAGGTATTCACCCCGATAGTCCTCTTAATGAAGAAGAAATAGCTTATTTTGCTGGCTTGATTGACTCTGAAGGTTGTCTTCGTATTAAGAAGTTTAAACCCTCGAATCGCCCTAATTACACGTATCATGTAGCTCTTGAAATAGGAAATACTAGAATGCCTATTCTTACGTGGCTTATGTTCAATATAGGCGGAAGCGTTAGTTTTATTGTTCAAAAGAACAACAAAAAGGATAGTTTCTCTTGGACTATCGCATCTTCTAAATTGAACAAACTCTTGCCTATAATTGAGCCGCATCTCATCAATAAACAACTTGTTTGCAAAAAGATCATGGAGTTTCAAATGACAGTCATGCCCAATGGCGGTGACCGTCATTCTGAAACATTCAAAAAACATTACGCCCTCATTCAAATTGAAAGAGAGAGAATCGTTTCTGAAGTTCATGCTCTTAATCGCAAAGGTTTTCATAAATAACTTGCCTCTGATTGCCATGGACTGTTTGCTAAACAGTCTTTAGGTGTCCCAAGATATTGAGAGAAGGTTTTACAGCCCCCAGAAAAGTGTTAAGGGCATCGCCAAGACGCTTTGCAGCGTTGTTCATAACAGG